GCGGACTTCGCGCTTGAGCTTGCCCATGTTGGAGCCCATGGGATCGCCGCCTTCCGGCTTCATACTGCGCCAGACCGCCGGCGACTTGATGCCGCATTGCACAATACTGGCCGGCACCTGCAGAATGATCGGCACAATGCCGCCGGTATAGAACTGATCCGGCTGGCACGCGCCATCGGCCAGGATCGAAATCGTCGCGCCATTCCACGCCGGATTGCCTTCAAACTGCGATACCGTCAGCCGCCACTGATTGGCCGGAATCGGCGCCACGCTCGGCCATGCGACATCGATGTCGGCATAAACCACCTCCGGCGACAAGTACTGGGTAATCTTCGCAATCGCCTTTTGTGACAACGGATAGGTCAACCCGTCCTCGCCGATCGCCGTCGTCATGAAGTCATAGTGGATATAGCGGCCCACGTCAGTCGCCGCGAAGATGGTCGCGTTGACCTCAAACAATACATTGGTCGAGCCCACGACCAGGGCGCCCGCGGCCGGTGTCAGAACCGCATTGATGGTGTTGTTGAGGGTCAGTCCACAGTCGACATAGAACGCATCTTGCTGACGGTTGCCGGGCAGGTCGTAGTACGGTTGTTCGAGCCGCTCGATCGAATAGTAGGTGAAGCCCGTGCCGTCGTTGGCGGGGCGCGCGACCTCCACGTACACATCGTCCCAGTCGCCCGTCCCGTTGGGCACGACGCACAGCGCCACCGCCTTACCCCCGTTGCCCAGGTCATGCCGGCCCCAGGACTTGACCGTCTGCTCCGGGTTGTAGGTGAAGGAAATGAGTCCGCCATTGCCCAGCGCCATATAGATCGTCGTAAACGGATTCTTGGCCCACGCCGTGGCGATAATACCGCCGTTGGTGATGTGCTCGGACAGCACCGCCACATCCTGCGACGTGTAGGAACCGCTGGGGCCGGCGGTGAACGCAAACGAGGACTCGCGCAGGCTGCGCCCGTTCTTCGTTACGAACAGGGTGTATTGCTGCACACGGATCGGCGCGACGTTACGACAGCCGTACTGCGACTGCTGCGCGATCTGGATATTGCCCGGCCCCAACGGATCGGAAATGGATTGCTGTGCGACCAGAAACTCGCCGCCGGTGGTGCCGATGAACAGCGTATCGGCGGCCGACACGCAGGTGATGGTATTGACCTGGTCGGACAGACACTGTTCGGTGATCGCCGAGTCCGGCAAGACCTCGCCGAAATCCATGTCGGCAAAGTTGGTGAAATCGCCCACTACGCTCGCCCAGAACAGGTTGCGCCCCAGGAAGGTCAGGCGCTGGCGGAAAAAAACGACATGCGAGGGGTACCCCTGCGCGCCGTTCCATGCCCCCATTTCCCAGCGGTTCGTCGCGCCGGGTATGCCGCGGACCGCCAACGGCAATTGCCTTAGCACCACGCCGGTGACGACCTTGGTCGTGGAGAAGGTTTGTATCTGGACGACGCCATAACCGCAATCCTGATACGACCACTCCATGCCGGTCGAATACCATGTACCGGAACCGATGGGATCGATGACGGTCGACTGATCCCCGTCCCACGCATTGCCTTCATGATGTACCAGAGTTTCTGGGCCGGCTTGCACAAACAGCAGACTCGTGCCACCCGCGGGCGTCATACCGGGCGCCACGCTCTCGCATTGGTAGGTGATGTTGCCGGAACGCCGCTGCACGCCGACCGATACCTGTGGCGTCTTGATTCCTGGTGCCCAGGGCGTGATCGTTGTCAGATCCTGTTGGCGTATACGAAACAGCGCCCCCACATGTCCCGGCTGGAAAATATCCTTGGATGCCGTGATGTCGACTGTGCTGCCCACCTGCACCAACCCACTCACGTACACGGTGGATGTCAGGTCCGCATTTTCATCGTTCCACGGGCCATCGGCATTAACGAACGGGAACAGTGTCCAGTTGCCGGGGCCAAAGAATGACAACACCTGCGGCGGGTATTTAGGGTGCGTCAGGTAAATGACATCGATCGATTCGGCGCCGATAATCGCCGGCGAGCCATCGTCATTAAACAGGTCCGCCTGCAGGTACGGCGTCGTAACAAAATAAGGGTTGTTGAACGCGTCCAGCACCATCCCGCCGTTGAAGAAAAAATACAGTTTCCGGTCGGTAAATTCCAAGACGTAGGATTCGGTCTGACTGCGCGAAAACCGCAGAATGACGCTGAGGTCCAGCGACGTACCCTGATTGGAATGCCCAATGAACCGGCTACCACCGCGGCGCAGCGCCGGACCCTGGACAGTCGGGATCAGATTGAGGGAAATGCTGCCGCCCTTCATGTACTGCGGCAAATCGACGCGACCGTCCAGCAGGGGGGATAGCTCGCCTGAATTGAAGGACGACCAGACGATTGCCGCGGCCATGTGGACTCCTTAGCTGCCGATACGCGCCAGCAACCAAGTATCGTCTGGAATGGTCTCCGGCGGCAACTCGATCGCTTTGCCGTTCAGCGCCAGCGCGATCGACGCACTGAACGCACGCTCCAGCGCATCCTTTTTCGCATTGGAACTGGTAACGACCTCGCATAACTGCCACGCCAGATACGCCGCAAACGCTTCCACGAAAAACGCGTCGAACATGTTGGGGTCCGGCTCACGACGACCGTAGATGATCGACAGTGGCGGCGGAAAGTTTGACCAGATCTGTTTACCGACCACCCGGTAATCCTGCGACCGTCCGCCGTTGTAATCGGACAAATTGACGCCTGGAACGCTGATGCTATTCAACGGCGAACCGATGTTGGGCTGCACCTGCCCGGCCAGTTCCAGCCGCAGGTAATCATCGGGCAACGCATACGCGTATTGATACTCGAACGGCGGCGTAGAAGTCAGTGCAGGCAAATTGACGTAAGACCGATTGAAGTTCCAGCGCCGGCGCTGCAGGTCGTCACGATAGATTGGGTAGCTGCGATTGAACGCTGCTGCACGCGGCGTCGGCTGGTCGAACGACACGATCGGCTGCTGTCCGAGTTTTTGCAGCGCCAGGTTCGCAATATCGACGTCGGAGATGGACATGTCGACTATGTTATCACGCTCGTCTGCGACCCCGTGTTCGCCGTCGCACCCAGGGCATCGGTCACGCCAATTGTGAAGGTCGCCGTCTGTGGCGTCGTCAGCGTGCCATCAACAAAACCGGTTGCCGTGTTCAGGGTCGTGCCGCTCGGAATAGCACCTGCCGTCACGGCGTAAACAAAAGGCGATACACCATTGGAGGTGGTCGGATGGTAAGCGTAGACAGTACCAACACTGGCCGTCGCCGGCGCGGTTCCGGACATGGAAACCGCACTCTTGATGTTGATGACCACCGAATAAGGCGTCGACGGCACGCCGTTAACATCGGCCACCTGGAATGTCATGCCTTTGAATCCCGTGTCCGTCGTGGTTCCGGTCAAACGCAAGGAGCCGATCGATGCCACCAGACCCGCGGGCAAATTGGTCGCCTGCAATATAGTATACGGCGCCGTACCGCCGGTGATCGTCAGTCCGCCGCCATCGACATAGGGAACGCCGGACTCGCCTACCGGGAAACTTCCGGACAAGGTGATGCTGTAGGGGCTTTCCGTGACAAGATCGTACAGGCCGTCCTCGGTCTGCAGGAAGTTGAACCCATCCTCGGTTAGAAGGTCTTGGACTTGTACCTGATTGGTGCCTTTGTAGATCGTCGGACCCAACCGGCCAATAGTTGTGCTTTGGCCAGCGATGCCAATAGCCAGCGTAACCGAGGGGTCGGTCGAAACGTAGATCGAGCCACCTTGCTTGCGAGCCATGCCATATACCTAAAGACCAAAGATTATCATTGCCAGGCTGACGTTCCGGCGGGAAGTGAACCGGTGATATCGGCAGCTTTGAAACGACCAGTCAGGTTATCGCCGTTGCCGAACAACGAACCCATCGGGAACAACATACCCGAGAGCGCACTGATTACATATCCAGTCTGCGCGATAGGATCGCCGCTGTTCTGCCAAACACCATTCTTACGTGTATAAATTTTACCATTTTTCAGAAGCACCATAATCACGTCGCCGGCTGTGTAGCTGGCGCAGTTAGCGGTTGTGCCGCCAGCATAACTCGTATTTCCCGTGCTGTAATATCCGCCACTATTGCCGTCCTGACCAACATATTGCCCAGGGGCTATGCCGGCGCTTGCGTTGCCCAATCCGATGATTCCACCGCCAGAAACGGCGCCAATGAGAACCTCGAAAGCATGATTGGACGTCGCTGCATCGCGCGACAAGGTTGCGCGGAAGCCTTCCCATTGCGCCGTGCCTGTCGATGTCGCGATCAGGTTGCTACCAGATAGCGCGATATTTGGAGAATGGTCTGCCGGGTTCCATGTCACCGTGGGGCCGACTGTAGTCAGTGTGGCATTCGCAGGTGAGGATGTTAGTGTATACAAATTATATTCGTATACTTCCCCACCGCTTGCCGGCGTGACCAACGTCACAACATTGGAAGCAATGGTGTAGTCGGTCGTAATCACCAACCGCGTTCCATTCTTAAGTAACCAGAACTGCGGATCGGTATTGGTTACCGGGGCGCCACCCAATGTGAGCGTGTTGTTGCCTGCCACTGCCGTCAGATCTTCGTGTCGGAAACTCGCGCCACCGCCAGAAATGACATAGACGCCACTCACCAGTGTTGCAGCAAAACCGCCACTAAACGCTGCGGGATACCAAACATTCGTGTTGGTAATTGCGTTGACAATGCGCGTAAGCGTTGAGGCCCAGCCATCAGCCATATGATCCGAGCCGGTCTGCGTCGGATGTACGCCATCGCCCTGTAACTGCGACAGGTTATTCAGGAAATAATTGTAAGAATCAAATCCCAGGAAAATGTGTTCGCCATCGATGATCGAATTGATCGCCGCGACATACGTCAAGATTCTCGCCGGACTGCCTGCGTCGAAAACGCCGCTCGTCGTATTCAAATAGCACGGATAACCGATCACCACGGTCATTCCGGCAGCTATGCAACCATTTGCCGCAGAGAGTAAATGCGCACGGAAATTGGCCTGCGTAGTCGCCACCGCCGTCTTGCTGTCATTCGTACCAATCTGGATATAGACGATCTTCGCACCAGCGGATACCGCGGCGGCCAGCGCCGTATCGTACGTGCTCTGCCCAGGCACCCAATCCGCACTAGTCGTACCCGATACGCCCTGGTTCGTCACACTGACGGTGACAGCCCCCACTGTCAAATCGGCTGCTAGTTCGACCGATGGCGGTGTAGTCACTAACGTACCGGCCACAATGCTATCGCCGAACGTCGCGATTTCCAGCGCCGTAACCGTCGTCACCTTGCGCATCGCAAACTGATGGTCGGCAAATGTCGGGTCGATGAATCCACTCGGTATCGCCGTACCGCTGCCTGATGGCCCGGTAGCGCCCGTCGCGCCCGTTGGCCCTGCCGGTCCTGTGGCGCCAGTAGCGCCCGTAGCACCCGCATTGGCCAATGCAAACGCTGTAGTGGCAATCTGCGTGGTGTTAGTGCCAGGAGCCGCTGTCGGCGCGGTGGGCACTCCTACGAGAGAGGGTGAGTTGGTCGGGGCCAATCCATTGATACCACCAATAGGCAACTTCCAGTAACCACCGGCATCGTCAATGGCGTAGGTGTAAGTAATCAGGCTCGCGGCTTTGGCCGTAAGAGAACTAACCTTGATTTCACCGCTCATGGTGCCTCCTTAAGCAATCTTTGCTTACGGCGGCAATACCGCAAGTCCGTTCGGCTTGGTTTCGGTGAAGATCAGTTTGAACTGATCCAATGCCAGCAACACTTGTTCCTTGCTGGTGACATTGGTCAGATTGATCACCAACTCGATATCGTCACCCACCAGCGTACCGCTAGTCGTCAACGTGAAGTTGTACGGGTTAGTGTCCTGGACGTTGACGCCGACGGTCTGATTGGCCATGGTCGATTACCGAGTGTACTGAACCTTGCAATACAGCGTACCCGCAGCCGTCGCGGCCGTGGTCGAGTAACCGGCCAGATCGTACACGGCGCCGGGATCGCTCGACAGGCCCAGCAACTGCCACACGCGCTGCCCGGCGGTCGTGACCGCCAGGTTGGTGAAGCGCTTATCGGCCGGTGCTACCGCGGAGGCGCAGTTGATGCTGGTCGCGAACAGATGGTCCGAGTTGGTCGCGGCGACCGTCAGCGTATTAGGCAGGAACAACCCCACGCTGATCGCGCCGGCCGTCAACGCCGTTGCGCCAAAATCTACCGCCGTCAGGATGTCGTTGGATGCCACCTGACAGAACGTGTAGACGGAATTGGCCAGGTCCGTTGCCGACGTTGGGATCGCGCACTGCGCGATCTTGACCTGGATCAGTCCGCTGTCGAGCCCAGAAGGATTGGCAATGGACGGCGTTGCGTAGGTGTTGGCGAGCAACGTACCGTTGTTGTGATTGATTGCGGCGGCCATGACTTAGCTCTCCGAGCAATTGATTTGCTCAACTTTGGTTTCTTGCAAGCGCGTCGCACCGATCATCAACATGCTCGCGACCTGGAACGGGCGACCGATCAAATCGTCGCGCTGGTAGATCTGGGTGTTGTTATCCTTCCACACGCCCGAGCGCATGCCGGACTTGACCCACACCGGCAACATCCGGTACGGATCGGTTGTGGTCGGCAGCAATTCGGAGTGGACGAACTCAAAGCCCATGAAGCGGGTGATCTGCCCTTCCTCCAACACCGGCTTGTCCTGGAAGTCCATGCTGATGGCTTGCGCCTGGTTCAGCATGTCGTCTTCCTGGATTGCCGACATACCGCAGTAGGCCGGATCGTATTCCAACTGCACTTCACGCGACCGGAAGGCTTTGCGCGCGGCGCGCAGCTTCGGCACATTCAGTCCCGTCGGCGTGCTGCCGCCCGCGGTACCGACACCCACCGCCACGATGTTGCCGGCGGGGAAGGTGATGGTATTGGTCGGCGCATTGCCCGTGGTCGACGTATTGCCGGTAAAAGCGCTGCCAAAGAAGTTGGCCAGCCACACGCGGTCCTTGCGACGATTCATCGCATAGGTGAAGTCGGTGGCGATGTAGCCATCCGGGGAAATGGCGATTTCCAGCTTCTCGAACGTGTCAACCAGATCGCCGATCCACCACTTACTCGGATAAATCCAGCGCCGATCAAGCGGCGTGTCGGTCTGCGTTGCGGGCTGGGCGACACCGGTGACTTGCGTCATCTCAGTCGGACCCACCTGCTCGGTCGCCGTCGCGCCAGACCCTTCGTACGTGCGAATGGTCGAGCGCTCCCAGAAACGCGCCGGCATCTGCTGCGTCAGGTACTCGACATCGGTGGTGAACTTGGTGATAAACCAAGTGGGGATTGAATTGATCACGTCGGCAACTCCGAAACGTTACCCCATGACGGGGCGGAAAGGTTTCGGGTTAGCGGCTAATGCCGGCCCAAGGTGTTCAATGCGCAGGGTCTTGAAAGACTTGGCTGCTAGGTTTGGACCGATGGGGCTTTCAAATTAGCCTTTCGGGTTCTACTTGCCGTTAGGCATCGATCCAGAAACCGTGGCGCGAGAATGCTCCCACGCCACGATGTTTGTCAAGCGCCGGCGTAGCCTTCGCTAATCTTGTACAACCGATCCAGTTCCGCGCTCGCCGCCTTGTCGCCTTTATGAGCACGTGCCAGCAAGTCGGCTTTCTTCGCCGCCAGTTCCGCTTTGGCGCGATTGGGTGTCATACCGAAACCCAACTGCGCTTCACCCAAGCCGCCGGCCTGATCTTCACGCGCCGCAGCGCCGGCAAGGTTTAGCAGGCGCATAGCTTTCTCCGTACCCATCGCCATGCTCATGCGTTCAAAATCACCCGGCGGTTCGCCAGGTTTAGCCACACTGATGCCGAGGTTGCGCATCGCACGGCGTGCCACTTCCAAGTTCTCATTGAACTTTGCACCCCACTCGGACTGCAATTTTTGCATGGCTGCGTTTTGATCGCCGACAAAGCGTTCGTTTTGCGCGTTCATCTGCATTTGTGCTTGCTCCAATTGAAACTTGGCAGCAAACTCAACCTGCTTTTGCGTGTACCCTTGCTTGTGCGCTTCCTGAGCAAAAGTCTTGGAAATCCCCTCATCTACGCCATCCGGAAACTTGTAGTCTTCCGGCTTCTCCGGTCGACCCAGCTTGTTGTAAACCGTATTCCATCCAGCCTCGTCCTTCTCATCCTTTGGCATAACGATCTTGTCACCCGATCGATATTGGCGTTCCAAATCAGCATAATTCTTGATGATGCTGGCCTTACCATCGGGGTTGTTCCA